GTTAACCTCTCGAATTATTACATTACCAAAGCCCAGTTTTATAAACATTTTAGGGCTTCTGTTAGAAGGTGTGGATACTGCTCTTTGATGATTTCGATTTGCGGTGCAAATTCTCCAAAGTATTCAATTTCCCACCTTAGTCTTTGCTCGATTGCAGCCTGTTCGCTACGAAAAGTTTTCTCGATATGCTTGTTCTTGCCGATATAGATTTGCGCCCGCCAAGAATTTTTACATCTTGTATCTCTGCGTACACCAATAATACCTTCTCGTTGAACAATAGGTCTTTTGCGTGTGTTGCGACAGTTCTCTTGCGCGTTACAAATACGCAGATTACTCGATATATTATTGAGCGTGTCACCATCTATATGGTCGACCTGCATACCATTGATATTGCCGCCATTTAATTCGCAAATCATCCTGTGCATCATCACAGCGCCTTGCCTGTTTGTAGTGCGAATATACCCTACATTTGTGTATTGCCAGTGGTATTTACGGATTGTCTCGAACAACGCAATATCAAAGACTGTTGTTATGCGCTCACCGTTTTTACGAATGATAGTAAGATACGCGTATTCCGAATCTGTGTAATATTCGTTCTTACAGCGATGACTTCTGCCATCCCTCATTCTGCGTACCATAAGCCACAGTGGCAATATCCAGGCTCATTGCGCTCGATTTGCTGGCGGAATTCTTTACAACGGCACTTGGTGTCTTCTGTCTTAAGAAGACTACACGGACAGTATCCGCCGTTTTCTTTGAGCTTGCGTTTGATTTCTGCGGCGTATTCCTTGTCGGGGTTCTGCTTGATAACCATTATACTTTCTCCTCCATTACTGACTGATAGATTTCTTTCTGCATCGCCGAACGCGTTTGACGAAGTTTCGTGAGAGCGTCCATCATATCGACCACATAATCGATATTATCAATATCGGTGTCGTTTCTGACTACATCGATGAAGTTTAGTTCGATGAACTCAATCAGGTTATCTACCTGTGATTTTGTAAAACCCTCAATCACGGCGTACCTCCTTATCGTCACGGGCTGCGGCTAATAAAGCGCAGGTTGTAAATCCAAGTAGGTAAGTAACAGGAATAATCCAAAGCAAATTCCAAGCACTCATCATTCCTCGTCACCACCTTCCTCTTTTGACCGGCGAAGCTCTTCGAGATAATCTGCCAGAGCTACCCATTCTTCCTCGGTAACATCTTCCATAAAGATGTGGTCGTTCTTACGAGCGTATCCACACTGTTTTAGGAAGATATTGAGTTGGTCGCCGATGAAATCAATATCTGTTTCGCCAAGGTCGTTAAAGACCTGTGCGGTTGTTGTAGCAGAGAACTTGTCGCCAAACTCGTTCTCGAAATTAAAGCCGATAGTCAGCTTGTTTTGGTTTTCTGCCATATGTATACCTCTGTAAATTATCGAATTATCTTGCTCGCCTAAAAATTTTTAGTCGTCTTTCAGGGCGATTGCTGTGATAAGACCAACGATGCCGAGGCAAACAAGTGCCAGCACCCAGGAGAAGAAAATGGGAGACATTACCCAGAACCAACTCCAGTTGATTACACCGCAGGCTCGCAGAGCACAGAACAGGATTGTTAAGAAGTAACAAATTTCCTTCAATGCACTACCGAGAGCGCCGCCGACACTACTTGCGCCACTTTGCTTCTTGCTCATATATTTACTCCTTTATGTAGTATGGATTTTTAGGTTTTCCTGCAAAGAATTTAAGATTGACTCCCAAACAATTATCTCTGTCGGGTTGTTTTCATTCCTTGCTGCCACGAGTCGCGTTTTAGCAATTTCAATTTGACTTGTTATACTCAGTTGTTTGCACATCAAGAAATCACCTCAGCATATTGATTGTCGGACGCGAGATTGACACCGAGAACCTCGTCATAGTGCTTTGACTGGTTCGGCACGAAACGACCGAATTTAATAATGATGTTCGGAAATCTTTTCAAAGTCTCGACTTCCTGTGCAATCTCGTCCTTGTTGTAACCTGTGTAGATTACCACTGTATCATTACAATGATAGTTGTTGCGCAATGCAAAGATAAGGTCGAACATCTCGAAGAACTGTTCAAACGGTTCAAGTCCGGCAAAGCAAATTGCGCTTGTGATATCATTGGATAAATACCTTTCGATGATGTCATCGCTTGCCATTTCGACGGTGGCGGCTTTCCGCCACTCGTCGTTTTGGCATACAGACATCGGGATACCTGCTTCTCGGCAGCACTTACCATTACAGTACGCAGTGCCGATATACATTGAGGGTTGCTTATAGTTGATGAAGTCCTCATCCACGATTGTCTTTATAATCATTCGCGTAACATCTCCGCATACTCATACCACTGACGGGTATTGAATTCACGCTTTCTGTCCTTGGAGTAGCTTCTCGTGGGTACGAGATAACCGACGATACGCTGATAGGTATCGTGTACGGGTTCACCACAGGTGGGGCATACATCGGTGCCGACAAAGCCGTGGTGGTTTTTACACTCATTGATGCGAGTGTTGAATGCAAAGTAGATAACACCAGCCTGTGCAATCTTGTTCAGCATATCCCACGCAACATCAGTATTCGGGAAGTTTGCTTCAAGGTTGATGTGGGCGATACTACCACCACTGCACTTCTCATCAAGGATTGCGCTGAGTCTCAGCTTCTCCTGGATAGTACACTTGGTAGAAAGAGGAATCCACTGGTTGCTGTAGATGAACTTGTCATCCAAATCAAACAGAGCATTGTCTTTCTGGCAGAGGATAACAGCGGCTCTTTCTGCAGGAACAGACTCGATGTTGAAGGAGAACTCATCGGTGAATGTGTCCTTCACCTCATTCAGTACATCGAAAATCTTGCAGGCAAAGTCCAGACCCTCGTCGGTGTAGTATGTATAACCCAGTTCATCAACACGGGTGTAACCAAAGGCTTCGATAACCTCATAGAGACCGAGGATGCCCATTGTGCAATACTGCTTATCCATTTCGACCGCGCCGTCCTGATAGTTCGGGAGCAGACCCTTTTCAATATTGCGCTTCATAATATGACGCACAGTATCGAGAGCCTTACAGCACAGCAGCGCACGCTTCTTGAGCAGTGCGAGGTACTTCTTCTCGTCGCACTCGGTCTCCAGTGCAATACGCATCAGATTGATGGTATTAACCTTAACGGAGCCGATAGACAGAGCCGTACCGCCGATGGAGTTGATGAACGCATTGAGCTTGGATGTGTCAGAAAGGAGACGGCAACAGTTACTGAGCGTAGTGACATCGCCACTGACGAAGAAGTTGCTGTCGTTCCAAGTTGTATTGTGGTCGGAGCACCAACGGGCGAAGTCTTCATCGACAAACTTGCCGTCTTTGTAGAGCAGGCTGTATGTCAGCACAGGGAATGTGAACATATTCTCACTGCGAATCTGGGAAACAACCTCCATAAAGAGCTTCTGGTGCTCAATCAGCTCGTCAACGCAGTCAATGACATATGTGCCGTCAGGATACTGCACACCGCCAAACAGAGACTCGATGTAGTTGCGGTCGAAGATGGACACATTGACGAATGCGGTCTGGTCGATACGCATAAAAGGCTGGTTCAGACGGTAAATCAGTTTCTGGAAAGACTGCTTGATGTAGTAATCGTGGTCTTTGATGAAGAAACCTGTCTCGCAGTCGTGCTTCCAGAAGTAGTAAGTCCAGATGAGGATGTTCGGGATGCCAACTGCGCCGGAACTGCGGTTGCTCATATAGCTGATGTATTCGATTACATCGTCGATGAATGTCGTAAGGTGCTTGGGGGGCTGATTGTTATAGTTCTTGAGGAAGAACAGACCCTCTGTAGCCAAACGAGTAAGGTCGTAGGCGTAGCAGTAAGGGATATATGTGGTTGTAGAAGCATCGTGCAGATAGAACGCACCGCTGTGCTCGCATTCGAGCCACTCCTTGGCGGTTCTGAGGTTGTACTTCTTCTTCAACTCGTAGAAAATCTTATTGAAGGCAAAGAGCTTGTCGAGAGACTTACCCTTTTCGTTGATGAGACTGCGAATATCCTTATTGGATGCGTTCGCATTGGCGTCGATTGTTACATCGGCGACATTCTTATCGATAAAACCGTCGATAAAGTCGGAGAAATTGAGCTGGGTTTCGTGGAAACCATTGAGGAAGTCGAAATCCTCGCCGTATTTTTCGTTCAGCGCGTGCATCGCTTTCTCAAAGTCTCTGTTCATCTTTAATGGAATGTTCATTTGGCAGTCTCCTTACTGTTTATTTACCCACTCGACCGCCTGCTTGAAATCCATAAGGGTTCCATTGTTGCCGAGTACGGGTACTTGCGTGATTCCGAGCGCAAGCATCTCGTCTACTGAATTATTTTCCGTGTACGGAATGTCCTTCTCTGCGAGCTTCTTCTTCAAGACCTCACATTTAGGACAGCCAGTGGAGTACAAAATGATATCTCCGTAAATAGGAATCACTCCTTTCGTGCGTAGTCGCACACGATATTGAATACTTCTTCCCAAGACGATGCTCGTACAGCACCGATTGTATCTTCATCAAAATTCCTGTTATGTGCTGCCGTCATCAGAATTTTGTGGTACTCTCCGCCGTCAAGATTTTTGGGATAGTCATCGACAAGAATATCGCCACGAATGAGCTTCTTGTCATAAGCTACTATTACATCTTGGTAGCGTAAGTATGGGAAGTATCTAAATAAAACCTTTTCAAGTTTAATAGGCAGCGAATTATAATGTGATGCGGTTACTATGCAAACGCGATGTCCGTTTGCTATTAGCTTTGCAATGTAGTCGTAGGCACCGGGGAGAGGTTTAACCCGCTCCCACAGTTCTTCTTCAAACAGAGGGGCATAAATTTGTCGCTCTTCCAGTGTAGGAAACGCCTTTGTCATATCCCACTCCTTGATATCGTCCATCGATACCGACAGACCATATCGTTCATTAAGCAAACCAACCCACGCATCACACAAATTCTCGATTGTGTCGTCCATATCAACCAGGATGGTTAGTTTCTTCAAGGTTTGCACCTCCGTTTATAAATTCTGCCGCGCAACCAACCGTCATCGTAATATTCTTCCGCGATGTCTTTGCGTACTACGCGTTCTTCATCACCTTTATGAATCCATATTTTTGTTCCCTGGTCATTCCTGACAATTTTCCTGCCGTGCAAGACGCCCTGTAATATCCATCCATCAGCGAGATAGGTGTGTAATTCGGACTCTTTAACATACTTGTAGATGCCGTCTTTATAGATTGACTTACTACCGATATGCCCCGCACTCATATTTGCTTTAGATTGTTGTGTATGTACGCGACCAGTTAACTTGTCTCTGGCATTTTGTGCAAACCTCTCTCTTGCTTCTGGAGAAAATGTTCTCGACATATTAGCCCGTGCAGTATCCGACATAGGTTTATGTGGATGCCTCATTCGTTCTCTAACACATTCTGGCACAATAGACAAACCATCACCGCCAAATGTTAAATTGTAAAATTTTTCGTCGTTTACTGCGTTATAATGGCTAATAAATAATTGTTCCATTTTGTTTAGAGAAGCGTCGTCAGAACACTCACACAAAATTGTCCGTTCAAAATTTTCGACGCCATATTTTTCTATGGCTCGTTTTAGCAACACACCCGAACCTAAATACCACGAATCATCAATGTCGTTTGGGTTCATCTCTCTTCGGTGCTTCCCGATATATAGATGACCTGTAACCTTATTTCTTGTCATATAGACAAACCCATATAGCGTGGTGTTTTGTTGCGTATTAGTGGTCATAAATCACCGCCTTCGTCATTCTGGAACCTCATCTGCACATTGACTAATCCATCCCCTGTGGTTGGTCGTTAGATGGCACACAGCAGCCCTTTCTTTATCCTTGAAATGTTGTATGTACTTCGTAAAGCCACTTGTGCTTGGGTTATCAAGGTCACATTGTAATTCGTGACCAATAACGATAACTTTCGCTTTTTTACCAACACGCGTTAGGGTTTTCTTTAACTGTGATGTCGTGAAATTTTGCGCCTCATCCAGTATCACTACCACATCATCCAAGTTAGAACCTCTCAAGAATGTGTCGGTGATACAGGTGATGTATCCTGTGCCGTTCTTCTGATTAACCATACTTTCATCGTTAATCGCCGTATGGGGATTGATATCGCAGTTAATCAGCGCCTGGTAGAAAGCCTCGAAGTAAACTGAACTTTTCTCTGTGATGGTTCCGGGCAACCATCCTTGCTTTCTCTCGCCATACGGAGACATAATGTAGACGATACTCTTAAACGCTCCGTGTTGAACGAGGATATTTGCAACGCCCGTTGCGATTGTTGTCTTGCCTGTACCTGCTCTGGCGTTGACAAAGACAATGTCGATGTCGGGGTTCAAAATTGTATTCGCAAAATTTAATTGCTCATTATCTAACTGAAGTCCGTAGAAAGGTCTGTCATCGAATGACTTAGGCATATCACCGTAGTATTCCATAACGGGCCTTTTCTTTGCCGCCATAAAGACCCTCCTTAAATTACCTCATCGATATCACAGTCTTCGCCGATGATGTAATCAACGAACCCTTTATCCTTAGCTTCGCTTGCGAACAGATACCATTCGACGCGGAGCTTGCTGTCGTATTCTTCACTTGTCAGTTTGCTTCTGGAGAGGATATACTGCTTAACACGCTCTTCCACTTTTTTCTGGAACTCCATTTGGTCTTGAGCCTTGGCTCCAGAGTTATACACGAAGTTGGAACCGTCGTGCATCAGGAACTTCGCATTCTGTGTTGCGAAACGCTTATGACCGGCGAGACCAATCAAGAAGCCCATACTGTACTGGTAACCGAGATTGATGGTATGCACAGGGGTCTTGCTATTCTGGATAATATCGATAAGCTCGAAACCAGAATCGACTTCGCCGCCGTTAGAGGTGACATACAGAAGAATGGGCTGTCTGTCCTTGGGGTCGATACCCTTATCTTCCTTGTTGTACTGCATAATGTGCTTCACGATGTCAGCCACGGAAAGCTGTTCGACATCCACATTCAGGAACAGCTTGCGCTGTTTTAAGTCGTTGAGGTAG